TTACGTCACGTCAAACGCTCTGATTGAACGCAAATCATCCAGATTATTCAGTTGTTCCTTCATCTCGCGCTGGCGTTCGTGGATTTTAAAGCCCTCCGCCACCATGGCCACCATCATGGCATCGTTCAGCGCAATAAGTTTCTCCCTGGTCAGTATGACGTTGTTATTATCCGCATCAGTCCAGAAAAAACCATCCGGAAGCAGCCCGGCCTGCGCTGTTGCAACCACGGGCGCAAGGCGTGACTGCGAGGTTTTTCCGCCATCAAAACGACGGCCATCAAACGTGAAAATAAACTCAACGTTTTCCTGACTGTCGCGCCATGCCTCAATTTCCCGCCTTTTGGCATCCTTTGCCGCTGCAATAAGTTCCGGCGTGACGGTGAACGGGGCGATTTCGCCCCATTTCCCGCTTTGCAGCTCCTGCCAGACATGCTGGCCTGTCGGGGCCATATCATCCTGTATGGCGGTATACAGGACGAACTCCGTTTCACCTTCAAATAACACCTCGCAGTCAACCGCACCATTTTCAAGATAATGCGCGTTTCTGATGCCTTTCACCGCTCTGATTTTCATGTCTTATTTCCTTATTACTCAATGCGTACAAAAAGACCGATATAGCCACGCGTTGTATCGTGACTAATGCGGGTCCCCGAAAGCGCCGTGTAACGACCGGGGAAGTTGTATTCACCAGCACCGCCAATCACAACCTGCGGTGAGGATGCGTATGTCCCTGTATCGCTAACCCGTGCACTCATAGCCAGAGGGCCAAGACGGGAACCCGGCACAATATCACCGAGCCCCAGAGACGCATCTGCACCAAAACTCTCCCCCTGATATGCCGCCATAATCGGCACACCAACGGCCGGGTATTTATAATATGAGCCTGAGCCCGCCATCCTGGACAGCAGGTACGCCAGTGAATCTCCGTCGTATACAACTACCCGCGATGACATGTTCCTAGCTGTTATCGCTGTCGTTGTACCGGTACTGCATATAGTGAATACAGTGTTCACCCTGATAATACTGGTTGTAGCACATCAGGGTTTTAAATTTGCGGACTGTGTCGGATTCACTGTTGGCGTACGGTGACCACATCACATCAATAATGCCGTTAAATTGCGTGGTACCGGTAAGCAGTTGCGAGGAGTCTGTAATACTGACCGCATACCGCCCCGGCGTGACTTTCTTCAACCACTCAACGAAATCAGACAGCCCCTCAAACGCCAGAGCGTCAGTGCTGGTGAATGCCTGTCCAAACCCATACATCCCGGACAGGGCCAGCCTGCCCGGTGTGCGGTCACGGATATCACTCTGGGGTTCCATCGTCGCAGCCGCGTTCAGCTCAAGCTCCGTGCGCATGGCTTCAGCCGTGTCATGCGCCAGTAATGCGCGGCCCTTCTCTGACAGCAGAGACAGTGAGGCATTCCCGTCTGTATTGAAGTACAGAAGATTATCTGCCCGTTGCGTCAGTGCGCTGATTGCCGTTAAGACGTCATTAAGCGGTTGTTTGCCTGCCAGCGCGTTTGTGATTGTCGTCGCAAAGTTCGGGTCATTGCCCAGCGCCGCTGCCAGCTCGTTCAGGGTGTCCAGAACTTCCGGCGATGAGCCAACCAGCGCAGCAAGCAGTTTGCGCACAAACGCCGCGTTCGCTGCTTCCAGACCGGCGGCATCATCCGGTGGGGTTGGGGTGGTTGGGGTGCCGGTGAAGGCCGGACTGTCCAGTGGCGCTTTTGTTTTCGCCTCGTCCATGACGTCTTTGACAGCCTTTGGCGTGGCAGCCAGTTCCTCGCTGTCGTTGTCCGTATCACTACAGAGTTGCACCAGACCTTTTTCTGTCGTGGAGGCATTTGTTGCATTCAGGTCATCAACTATCTGCTGCGTCTCATCCCTGTACTGTTTCGCTTCCTGCGCATTGTCTGCACCTGCATCCTGGCTGGCTTTAGCCTGTCGGGCGTATTCGGCGGCACTGTTTTTGTGCCCCAGCGCCGCATTTGCCGACAGTTCTGAACTGGTCGCTGCTGATGATGCGGCATTATGATAAAGGCGGGCGCGTTCGGCGGCATCGACTGATTCGTCCCGCGCTGTGCCTGATGACTGTGCGCTGTTTTCTGCCTCACCCGCAAAACGTTCCGCATCATCACGGGCCGTTGCGGTTGTCGTCACATCCTGTGCCGTCTGCTGTGCGTTTCCGGCTGCAGCTTCGGCGCTCTGCTGTGTCTGATTTTTTAGCTCTTCTGCCTCATCCTTACTAACCGCCGCAGATGTTGCTGCATTGATTGCATCATCAGCAGCTGTTTCTGCTCTCTCCCTGTCACTGACCACCTGCTCAGACAAGCGAACAACGGTATTTACCATTTCCTCAAAACGCTTCATTACCTCAGGGCGTAAATCACCCTCCTTTGGTGCATCCAGAAAAGCATTCAGCGTATCCGGCTCATCTGTCGGTGCAACATAAATTTCCCCCGCCTTTACAGGAGGATGCCCTGAGCGGGACAAAAATACATCATAAAATCCCGGCTCAGCATTAATAGTATACCCGCCATCACTTCCCGTAAGACAGGTTGCCACAATATTAACCACAACTGTCGGACTGGTTCTTCTGGCTCGCAATTCAATCGCACAGTTTACGACAGGCTCACCCGCTCCGTCCTTCAGGACACCTGAAATCTTTACTGCCATATTCACCCCACAAAAAAGCCCGCCTGAACCCGGCGGGCTGTCATAACACTGTGTTACCTGGCTAATCAGAACTTATAACCGACACCCACGATGAAACCGTCAGTGCGCCAGTCGCCACTGCCGGAGCCTTCATAAGCAATATCAATAGCCACGGATTCGGTCGGGTTAAACTGCACGCCAGCTCCCCACGCCAGAGACGTGTTGCTGTGGCGACCGTCATCACTTCCGGTCAGCACATCGTGCGTTTTCCCCTTATTGTCAGTTACGCGGAGATAATCCCCGGAGAAAGTCGACACACGGCTGTAAGCCACACCCGCCATCGCATACGCGCTGAACCATTCATTCACGCGCACAGACGGCCCCGCCATTACGCTGAACCAGCGGTTACGAACGGAATCTTCATGCCAGCGGGTATCGCTGTAACGGGTCAGCTGGCGATTCTTGTCTCCTGCATAGCTGAATGACGTCACCATACCCAGTGTGTCCGTAAACTCATAACGGTATTTCACGTTAATCCCGTTCAGATCATCGCTGCCGGGAACGTTCGTCGAGACATGAAGATACCCCGCGCTCAGCGTGGACTGATGTTCAGACGCCCATGCAGGCGCACCGGATAAGGCCAGACAAATGGCTGCGGACAAAATGGCGGCATAAAGTTTACGCATAATTACCTCTCGCTTTTCTGCAATAAAAAAGGCGTCATTTCTGACGCCCGTTATGGGTTATAAAATTCAGCTGATACTGATACCTGCTGTGGATTTCTTCATCACCACAACCAGCAGATCGCTGATACTGGTTGTTGGTGTCCAGTTATTCGCTCCTGATGAAGATACGGTGAATGTCAGTGTCAGCGTCCCCTGTCCGGCAGGCATATCTATAACTGAGGAAAATACGCCCTGAGCATCCGTCGTGGACTGATTAAAAATCTCCTGACCATTGCGGGTCACTCTTAACCGGCAGGTTGAATACCAGTATGACTGTTGGTTATTACTGTTGAAATTCTCATGCTTACCACCACGGAACAACACTGGCGGTATCATGACCTGCCGGTCAAATTTCTGATCATCACTGATTCTTACCGTGATGGTGCCACTGGCATAACTGTTCGTGCGGGGGAAAGACTTGCTGACCGTTTTGACAATATCGCCTTCAATCTGGTTGGCTGACAGTTTCCCCTTAATCTGACAGTTCTCATTTATCGTGACGTTGTTGAGCGTCCCGGAGTTCGCATTCACGTTACCGCTGATATCGGCATTTTTAGCGGTCAGCTTTCCGTCCGGTGTCAGGGAAAATGCAGGAGGATTACCGCCGCTGGTAATGGTGGGAGCCGTCAGATATTTCAGGAACACTTCATTCATGAATATCTGATCACCCTGACCAACAAACATCGGTTTTGTGTTGCCATTTGCAGGATTAATCATCGCAATCCTGTCTGCCGCCAGCAGCACCTGACTCTGCATGCCGTCGGGGGTGTTCTCAATACCGGCACCGATACCCGCAATATAAAGGCGACCATCCTGCATCTGCTGCAGTTTCACGGCCCACATACTGTTCAGGTTATTACTGGTGTCCGTCTGAACCTTTTGTATCTGCTGGATGGTGGCCTCCTGATCTCCCAGCTTCTGGTCCGTTGTCGTCATGATTTCACTGCTTTTTTGATCCACATACTGGCGAACCTGCGCTATCTGGCGTGCATTCTCCTCATTACTCTGACTGACCGTCTGCGTGAGTTCGCTGCTGACGTTATCCACTCTCTGGCTCACCTGTGATATACCCAGTGACAGCTCATCATTTTTTTTCGCAACCAGCTGTGTGAGGCTGTTTTCTGTCTCCCCGATTTTTTGGGTCACTTCAGCAATATCACTCTCTATCTGCTGATTGATCTCATCCTCCAGTTGCTCAACTTCACTGCGCAATGCCGAGGCATTAATACGATCGTTCAGCTCCTGCCCCAGCAGGGTGCTGTTTATTTCCCTTCAAAAAAATTGAGATTACACCTCAGCATCATTAACCGGCTGGCCAACAGCTTCCACAAACGCTGATTTACCGACGATGTTCACACTGCGGATATAAAAGTAATAATCATGGCCCGGCCTGATATTAATACTGGCAGCTGTCCAGTACATCGCCGTACCAAGATAGCGGGCTGTGGTTTCAACCTGCCGGATATCCGTAATCTGATTTTCCGAGAACCAGAACTCAAACTGCACCGTCGGGTCATACACCGCAAGACGCGGGACTGCCGTTATCTGAAAATACCCCGGTATCAGTTCAATCTGTGACGGCGCTGCCGGGGCGTTAATCCGGAATGAGGTGGTGGCGGGTTCCCCCTGCTGGCCATAACTGTTTATCGCCCGCACCGTCAGGGTGTATTCCCCCAGTGGCAGACCACTGAAACGGTGCGCCGTGTCTGCAGTGATGGCGTTGGTCACCAGACGGCTGTCTTCACCGCTTCCACGGTTCAGGCGCAGACTGAAGCGCACACCCTTCACCACCCGCGGCGTGTCCCATTTCGCCTGCGCCAGATACTGGCCATCATCCGCGCTCACCTCCACCGTGAGGTGCTGCACTGCCGGAGGAGTGACGCTGTTCAGGGAGCCGGACAGCGGCTCAAAGGTGGCCCCGTTATCCACAATGGCTTCTTTTTCCGGTACGTGCTGCACCGCCGTGATGGCAAAGGTGCCGTCCGTGTTTTCCCGGATGGCCACACAGCGGAACAGGCGACGTCGAAGGCCGGGAATTTTCAGCCCCCATACCCCGTATGTCGCCACGCCATCAGGCAGGGCGCTGACCTGTATCCGGTCAGGAGCAGGCTGTGCCGTGATGTCCACACTCACCGGCTTACCGCTGCCATTAATCAGGTTCACCGTGGCGGTACCGGTCTCCGGAAGCGTCACCTCCCGGTCCAGCGTCAGGGTGAGACTGGCGGCATCGATGTTCAGAATGCGCCCGCCGGTCAGGGTCCCGGCGTAGTCGTTATCACAGACTTCAATGATGTCACCGGGCGTGTGGCGCAGCCCCTGTGATCCGAGCGTGAAATCCACCGTCTGCGTTTCCAGCAGTTCGGTCTTTATCACCCACAGTCCGGCACGGTGAGCCTGACCGCGACTGGTACAGCCGAACGCATCCATCTTCAGCAGATTACGTCCGTAGCGCAGTATGGCTTCCGGGTCTTCCACCAGTTCAGTGGAGGTCTGCCAACCGTTCTGCGGGTCGGTGTAATTCACCTCCACCGCCGTGTGCCGGTCCTTCAGGGCGCTGAAGCTGTAGCGGAAGCCCACACCGTTATCATCCACCACCACATCGCTGTTGGTGTAGGGCCACACCACATCCGACGGGCGGTCCTGCACGAACGTCAGCGTCTGCCCGTTCCATACCGGCATACAGCGCATCGCCGAGCAGAAATCACTGAGCACATCCCACGCCTTACGCTGTTGTGACAGGTACGCATTAAACGTCATCCGCGGTTCGGTCCCCCCGAAGCCATCCGGCACCGGCTGGTCGCAGTACTGCGCAATGGCATACAGAGCCCATTTGTCCACGTCTGCGGCCCCCAGACGTTTCCCCATCCCGTAGCGCGGGTGGGTCAGCATGTCCCACAGGCACCAGGCCGGGTTGTTGCTCCAGGCCGGTTTCATACACCCGTCCCAGATACCGCTGTAAGTACGTTTTTCCGGGTCATAGTTTGACGGCACCTGAATGATGCGACCGCGGATATGGTAGTTCACAGTTATCTGCTGACCGCCAAACTGCTCCGCATCCACCTGCAGGCCCACAATGGCCGTGTTCGGGTAGCACTGTTCCACATCGATGATTTCGGTGTATGACGACCACAGCGTTCTGTTCTGCAGCTGGTCCGTGGTGCTGTCAGCCGTCTCCCTGACCATCCGGATGTTAAAGGGGCGCTCAGGCAGATTATTCAGAATCACCGACGTCAGGTACTGCGAGGTGGTCTTACCGTTAATGGTGACATCCTTTTCCGTCACCCAGCTACCGTTACGCTGCAGCTGAATCAGCAGACGAACAGAAGCCGGATTACGGTCGCCCCTGGAGGTGGTCTCCACCAGTGACTGTACCCCGAAGGTGACCCGCAGGCGGTCAATGTTCGCGGACGTGATGGTACGCGTCACCGGCTTTGCCTTCGTCACTTCCACACCCAGCGCAGTTTCAGCCCCGGAGGACTCAAAACCTTCCGGCGGGGTCTGCTCCTGCTCCCCGGCGCGCCAGACGGCGGTCACACCGTGTATCACGGGATTGCCGTCCGTGTCCGTCAGCGGGGTTTTATTCACCAGGATACTCTGCAGTCCCTTCACCGGGCCTTCTATCGGTCCCTCTCCAATCGCATCAATCACGCTCATCATCTGCGTGGACTTAAGATTGTCCTTTGCCTCAACTGGCGTGTGCGCCTTGCCGCCACCTTTTCCCATTGCCTCACCCTTTACTGTGATAACTGTTACGCACAAAAGAACAGGCCCCCCGGGGATGCCTGTATCATAATGACTGAATAAAAATTCTGAGTTTATTCACATTTCCGGAAACTGACGGTTGCAGGAATAACTCCACATTTTTACAGTTCTTCAGCCTGATAAAGGCAATTGGTCAAAACTTAACTAATCAAGGTGACTATTCATTTCTCCCGTAATATTCGTGAGTATTACGGGAGATTTTTTTTATCCTCTGCCGATAACCACCACTTTCCCGTCACCACCTTCATCACGGGTACTGATGTCCTGGGATATCCGTCGGGAACCAACCAGCATTTCACCGTATGGCACCGGCACCGGATTACCCTGAGCAATCATATTGTCCAGCGAGGAAAAGTAGGTGTTCTGTCTGCCGTTATCCGTTGTCCGGTAATCCGGTGTTTTTGCCTTCGGGGCCAGCATCTGTGCCACCCCACCCAGCGCCATTGCAGTCCCCATGGCAAACATAATATTGCTGGCTGCAATACCGATACCCGGCATCCAGATAGCTGCCGCAGCCAGCGCAACGCCAAGAACCGCCTGAAACACACCCCCACTTTTGGCTCCTTCAGTCCGGGGTACCAGATGAATGACATCCCCCGGGCTCAGTGGCTCATGCAGTCGGGTCGATATCTGGTCCGGCGCAGTATCCTCACCGGCAATACGTACCCGGTACCAGCCTTCGGTCATCTGACGGCGGAATCCCGGCAGCTGCAGAGACAGCGCCCGGATGGCTTCCGCTGCCGTGTTCACATACAGGCTGAGGCGGCGGCCAAATCGTTGTAAATCCCCGTGAAGGCAGATGCGGACCAGTGGCGGTGATGCCAGACAGAATGCGTTCGTCGTTGCCATTTTTCAGAATACCTCTCCCGTTTACTCAGTTGTTCAGGTATATGGTGAAGCAGTTCACCGTTACCGCAGTAAATGGCGGCGTGATTGGCCACCGATGCGCCAAAGCAGCACAGCAGGATATCGCCCGGCTGTGCAGAGGGCAGGGGCACCCGGTAAAAGCCCGTGGCCTCCATATTGTCCAGGTACAGGTTCTGGCCGTTGCGCCACCACTCATCCTCGCGCGCAAAATCCGGCAGCGTTATCCCTGCCAGATGGTATGCATCCCGGAACAGGGTGTAACAGTCCGTCACACCATGTTCAAAGCGCCGTCCGGTCAGGTGCGGCACACAGCGGAACTTGTGAATCGCCCCCCGGCAGACCAGCCACCAGGACAGGGCACTTTTCACCTGCAGCCGCCGGTCCGCCTCGCTCAGCCAGGGCAGACCACCGGGATGACTGTGGACCAGTGCCACAATCTCCCCCTGCATCTCTGCCCGCAGCCAGTCCTCCGGTGCAATACGAAAATATGCCTCAGGCTCTGCGGAGGTATTCACGCAGGGAAGATACCTGTCTCCCTCCGGCGTTCTCACCACGAAGCCGCACGACTCCGCAGGCGCACACCGCCGGGCATGCGCCAGAATCGCTGATTCAGTCTGTGTCATAAAATGGGATTTACTGCGAAAGTTTATTAATGGAAAGGAAACCGCCAAAATTAGCGACCATGCCGCGCATCTCACACCCGCGCATGCACTTGCTGCATTTGTCCTTACGGATATCTGTGGTGGGTTTATCGAACTCATCCGCCACTGCCGGACCGTTATACCCGCATTCATCTCCCCGGTAATCCCACATACAGGTATTCGCCAGCATAATGCGACCGGGAAACAACGCCCCGTCCGTCTCGGTCGGAGTGGCCAGCACAAACGAGGCCGTCATGGCCGTCAGCTCTGACATCTGCTCCACCACCCAGCGGTCGCTCAGCTCCTGCTCCGGGTCCGCCTCCGGATTGCCCGCAACGAAATTCACCGCATCCAGAAAACGCGCATACACCCGGCGGCGGACCACCGTTGCCCCCACCAGACTCTGCAGGTCCTCCGCCATCCCGGTGACAAGGCCAAACAGATTGGACACCGTCAGCGACGGTCTGGCACTGCTGCCCTTCCCGTTCATCTCAAAGCCGCTGCCGTCAATCGGGTATGCCTGATATTCCCGCCCCTGCCAGGTCACCGGCTCCCCTTTTTCATTCAGCTCATTGCAGAAAAAATACCGCTCACCGCCCTGCACCGTCAGGTCGATTTCCCAGAGTACCACCCGCGGTGACTGCTCTGATTTAACCGACTCGTTAAGACTTTCTTCGTGGATATCCTGCATCAGTTCACCACCTGCTTAAACTCCGCGCTGAACTCAACGCGCAACATCCCGACCCGCGCAGACCACCCGGCACAGGTCACCTTTATCTGCCGGTATGCATAAGGCGGTGTCCACAGAAACGCCTTCCAGCCACCGTGCTCTGCCAGGAACGCCTCCAGATGCCGGGCCTCCTCCCGGGTCACGGAAAGCATCACCCTGTATGTTTTCAGGTCAGCATTCAGTCCCGCCGCCATGCGCTGCGAATACCCGTCACCAAAACGCACTTCACGCACCGATGACTGCGAGTTCACCTCCATATCCGGCTTCACTTTCCAGTGAAATGTTTTCATCGCCCGCTCCCTGATAACATACCGCCATCACGTAACTGCAGCCGGAGCTCATCCTGCGCCCCCTTACGGGCCATGTCATACACCGCTTTCATCAGCTGCGGCCCCGCCTGTCCGTTGATACCGTCGTTCTGAATCACCACGTGATTGTTCTGATTAAAATTAATGCCTTCCACCCGCCGCATCTGCGCCGGACTTCCGGCACCACCCACATAACCACCTTCCGCATAGCCATGCATCAGGCGGTACAGGTTGCCGACGCCAATCCGGCTGGTCGCCTCCTTCGTGAAGACAAACTCCCCGCGGTGAACAATCCCCGCAGGCTCGTATTTGCCGCCAGTACCTGTAAAACCACCACCGGCAAACCCAATGGCACTACCGATACTCCCGACAATCCCCACCATTGCCTGCTTAAGCAGAATTTCTGTCATCATGGACAGCACGGAGCGGGTGAAGCTGCGCCAGTTCTGTTCACTGCCGGTCAGCATCGCCGCCATATTCTGCGCAATACCATCAAAGGTCTGCGTGGCCGCGCTTTTAACCTGCGAAAAACTGTCCATGGCACTTTCCGCCCACTCACCCCAGCCGGATTTCAGCCCGACCATCCAGCTTCCACGAAGCTGCTCCTCCGCAGACCAGGTGTTCTTCAGTGCAGATGTGGCCTTCGCCAGCGCATCCGGATTATCACCGTACACGTCACGAAGGCGCTGCTCTTCCGACTCCCGCTGCGCCTGACGGTCGGTGAGGCCGCGGGCTTTTGCGCTGATGGCGGCCTGCTTCGCGCTCTGCTGCTGTTCAAACCGCGCCGCCTGCTGTGCCAGCTCATTCAGCCGTTTCTGGTGTTCAACCTTGTCGCCCAGGTCAGCCAGCTGGCGTTTGTACTCCAGCGTCTCTTTCTCATGGGCCAGCAGCGATTTTTCCTGCCCGGATAACTGCCGTTTCGTGGCGGCCTCTTTCAGGACCGCATACTGATTTTCCGCTTTCCATAAATCACGGCGCTGCTGGCTGATTTTCTCATTCGCACCGGCATGCTTCTCCAGCGTCCTGAGCTCAGTTTCAAGCGCCAGCATGGCTGCATGCGCCCGGTCTTCCTGACGCTCCCCGGCTGACACTTTGACACCTGACGACTTCGGTTTTTTCAGCGTCGATTCATAATCCTTTTTCGCCGCCGCCATCAGCGTGTTGTAATCCGCCTGCAGGATTTTCCCGTCTTTCAGGGCATTATTCAGCTCTTCCTGCCGGTCAGTATATTTCTCCAGTGGCGTCAGCAGGCGCTCATACGCCTTCTGCGCCTCTCCGGTATACTTCAGCTGTGACGCCTCACGCTCAGCCCGGTCCCTTGCCACCAGTTCACCGGCTTTTTCCATATCCGACTGCAGCGTGGCTGCCGCCAGCCCCAGACGGGCATTTTCACGGTCATCCCATGCACCCTGAAGGTTGGCACGGAAAGAGGAGGTCTTTCCCCGGCTCTGACTCCGGCTCTGGTACCACTGCCATTTTTTATCCGCCTCATCAAATGCCTTCTGCGCACTGGCGAGCATATCCGCTGAGGATTCAGGACGACCGATATCCAGGATGGCATCCCACATCAATTTGAATGCCTTCCCGGTTTTATCCGCCCAGGTTTCCAGCGTCCCCATGTTTTCTTTCAGGCGACGGGTCTGCTCATCAAAGCCTTTTGTGGCGATATCGTTCGCCGCCTGTAAGGCCCCTGCCTCATCACCCGAACGCTGCAGCTGCGTAACATACGCAATCTGCTCTGCCGTCACGTTACGGAACTGGCGCGCCATAGCCATCAGTCCCGACGTCGGGTCGGTGGTCAGCTTTCCAAAAGCCTCTGCAACCTTGTCCACTTCCACACCGGATGCAGAAGCAAAACGCGCCACACTCTGGTTGATGGCATCAAACTGTTCACCACCACGCACACCGGCATTCACCAGGGCTGCCAGTGACTCACTCGCCTGGTTAAACGTCAGCCCTGCTGCCTGTCCGGCTCTGGAGAGCGTCAGCATGCGAGCGGCAGTCAGTCCGGACTGATTACCGGAAAGAACCAGGGTTTTATTAAACGCTGAAAGCATGGAATCCCCCTGGCACCAGGCATACGCCAGCGCACCTGTCACCACCGCCAGCGAGGTGACCCCGACCATCGGCAGGGTGATCGCACCGGCAAGCCCCCTGAACATGGGGAGCATCCCGCCGAAGGCGTCCTTCACCTGACCGCCCTGTTGCAGCAGAATAAGCCAGGGATTCTGACCACCGGCAAGCTGCGTGGCGATATCCGTAAACTGTGCAGGCAGGGTACGCATGGCCGCTTTATACTGCCCGACGGAAATCCCGGCTTTTTGTGCAGCCAGCGCCTGACGGCTCAGGCCCTGTTCAACAGCACTGGCGGTTTTTCTGGCGTCGGTATCCAGTCCTGAAAAATGACGCCTTACCCGGCTTATCTGCTCATCGAAACGGACCGCATCCAGACTCAGGTCAATAACAAGATCACCAACCGGCTGGGACATATCTCACACCTCCAGGAATCCCCGCTGAAGCCATCATTAATGCGACATCATCCTCACTGACATCCACCACATCCGCAGAAGGTGAAATATCGCCCCCTCCTTCCCCACCAAACCGGATGCCTCCGGCAAGTCCTGCCGCTTTCTGCATCAGCATTTTTTCCTCATCCGCCATCTCCGTCTGCTCTTCCTCACGCCGGGGGGCAAGCAGACTGAAGTCCGAGGGATACATATCCGGATCGCAAAAAAACAGGCTGAGTACGGTGTACGTCAGCCCGGAAAAATGCATATCCAGTTGGGTATCGTGAAAATAATGCGTGCGGTAAAAATGTCGCCAGTCGGCATATTCGGTGGATGTCATCCCGGCAAGCATGGCGCGCCAGTCAGGCCTCCCCATCTCACGCGCCAGTCTGAGGGCAAAATTCAGCTCGCCGTCGAAGACTTTCCCGCAGAAAAATCATCATCAGTAAGCGCATTATTTTTCTCCACTTCGGTGATATCCGTATCCACATGAACAGGCTCACTCATCCCGGACAGACGCAACACCACGTCTTCCGCCCGGGCAATGGCATCAGCAGGCCAGGTGGTCAGGACTTCCTGCTCAATCTGCATCACAGCCTCATTCATTGACGGTGACTCCGTTTTCTGCGGATGGTTATGCCACAGGGACATCGCCACCAGAAACGCCCCGGTTCTGACAAGGTCTTCCACGCTCACCTGCAGGTTGCCGCTGGCTTCAGACTCTTCTGCCCGCCGTTTCAGGAGGGCAAGATGCTCTATACGCTGCAGCGCAGACAGTTCGGAAAGGGTGACGGACACACCGTTATATTCAAATTCTTCTGTTTTCAGAAACATGTATTACCTCCGTTTACCCTGCAGCGCCCGCTTCAGTAACGGTGACTTCAGCTACCGTGGCAAACTGACCATTACCGGAAATCACGGGGATACTCACTTTTCCAGCCTTAACCCCCGTCACAGTGATCACCATATCTTTCACAGCAATGGTTCCCGTTGACGGATCGGCGGAAACCGCTCTGAACGTCTTGTCGGTTGCACTTTCCGGCTCAAAAGAAACAGTCAGGGTGGTTGCTTTCCCTTTTTCCACAGTACTGGATGTCGGCGTCACCTTAATTGCAGTGACCGGCGTAATTTCGCTGCGTTCTTCCGCCACGGAGGGTTTGCCCACGTTGGTAACTTTCACTGTTCGGGTGATCACTTCTTTCGCCGTCACGGCCTTACCGATACTGCTGACCCAGCCACGAAACACATCCACCGTGCCATTCGGAAAACGGATTTTATAGGCCCGGACATCGCCGCTTTCAAACCAGCCTATAAGCCCTTTCTGGCCTTCCTCTCCCGGTTTCCAGGCCAGCGTAAAACTGGTATCACCCGCAGATTTCTGTCCCTGCCCGGTCGCGGTCCAGTCCGCGTCTTCATCATCCAGGTAGTTATCATCGTAGGATTCTGCCGTCATCTCGCCGGGTGTCAGATCCTTCACCTTAGCCAGTCGCTGCCAGTCATCGTCTGACAACGGGTTTGCATAAGCATCACCCGTGCCGGTGTAAACCCACAGTGTGGTACCGGCACCTTTTACCGGCGCCAGGGGATTTGGTGTTGCCATATCGTCCTCACATCTCGTATGTAATGGAATAAGTCAGATCTGCAGAACTCCACAATGCCATATCGTCATCACGACGATAGTCATAGCCCTGCGTAACCATCGTGGTAATCATGCCTGCCAGTGCAGGGATCGCCGCCATCGCCGGGTAAATCCGGCTTTCCATCCACTGATCAAGCTCTGAATCCGGTACCTGTGCCGGTAAAAACACCTCAATATGCAGTGTGGCCCGCCAGGTATCTGCATCCAGCTCTTCACCGGTATACTCTGCATCCGTCAGATAAACCGCGACCGCGGGAAAATCCTCTTCGTCAAAAACAACGGGGCGACCATCAAACAGCGTCGCCCCGTGTTCATGCTGCTCCAGTGCATCCAGCACTGCCCCGCGGATATCAGTATGTTTCATCGTTTTATCGCAATCCTCAGTTGTTGTTTCAGCGCGTATGCCAGTTCTTCTGGCAGGCGTTCACGCCGGATACGGTCAACGTTCTCATCAAACGCCTGTTTCAGCGGGGCCGCCATCGGGATTTTCACCACATCAATGGGGTAACGGTTTTTCCCGGCCACACGCTGCATGACATGCCAGCGACCGTTTTTTAATCGCTGGATAAATGCCCGCTGATACCGATGCTGACCAGCTTTAAGTATGCTGTTCGGACGACGGCCCAGCCTCCTGATCCCCAGCTTAATCACAGGAAGATCACCGCGGTTAACGATAATTTTTGCATTCGGATTTCTGACCGTCGCCCTTTTCAGCCTGGCCCTTTCCTTTACCAGTTTCCGGCGTACCTTTGTCTCACGGGCAACCTGTGACGCCGACTGATTTATTGCCGTTGTGGCCACACGGTTAATGGCCATTGCTGAAGCAGCAGGAATGGCGTTTTTACGAACCCGGCTCAGATTATCAATCGCCTGATCAAGCCCTTTTATCGCCATAATTTCACCCTGCGTTTATCGTCGCCGGTTAACTGCGGGTGGTTGCCCACGGTTGAGCCAGATATAACAGCTGCCCCCGTCATCCGGAGAAACACGATCCGCCCAGAACATCTCGCCGTTAATGGTCAGCGTGTCTCCACGCCGCAGTTGCCGCACATCATCAGTCCGGACAAACAGGGACGGGCTGGAGCCTTCAACGCGCACGCCCTGTCCGGCATAGCTGATATTTTCAGGGTCATCAAAAACACCACGTATCACAGCACCGGACTGCTCACCGGATGTCATGGTGGCTGACGTTCCCATGTACCCGCGTATCGTTTCATCGGCGCGGGCAATGGCAGCATCGAACAGGTTATCGAAATCAGCCACAGTGCCTCCCGTTATTGCATTCTGGCCAGGCCACGTTCTGTCATTTCGGCTGCCACACCGGCAGAGACACGAAACGCCGTTCCCGGCAGCACAAATGCCACAGGTTCATCCCGCGTGGCGTGAAGTGCATCGGTATGCAGCGTCACCAGTGCCACAACCGTGACCAGAGCAGCCGTATCCTGAATCACGGTATCCGGCTGCGCTGATACCACCTCATTTTCATGCCCGGTCAGCGCATTTTCCGGGCTGACAGACGTGTCCTGACCGGCTGCGTCATCCGTGTCATCAAGCTCCTCTTCCAGCTCTGCCACACGGAGCGCCAGTTCTTCTTTCGTCCCCGTCAGGCTGACATCACGGTTCAGTTGCTCACCCAGCGACCGGAGACGGGCAATCAGTTCATCTTTCGTCATGGACTCCTCCACAGAGAGAAAATGGCCCCGAAGGGCCATGATTACGCCAGTTGAACGGATACGAACTCATCAGGATCAGCCAGCAGCATCAGCGGTGCTGACTGAATCATGGTGAACTCTCGCGCCGGATCGCCGGATGTCTTCCAGTTTTTCGGATAACGGGGAGACGCATTAATACCCTCACTCAATGCATCCGCATCCTGAATACAGCCATAGGTGCGCAGACCGCGTGCATGAGTGTTACCCAGCACCATCGTGTTGTCCGGCAGGAAGTTCTTTTTGACGCCGTTTTCCACGTACTGTCCGGAATACACGACGATGGCCACATCGCCATACATTCCCTTATAAGACACCGCTTTGCCCAGGTCTTTTACCGCTGTCTCCAGTTCGGAATGAGAGCCGCGACGGGTATCCAGCTTCTCCCTGACGGCTTTGAAGGAACGGAACTGCGCCCAGCCTTTCGGATCAAACACGATGATATTCACCACACCGCTGGCGTTCAGCGCGTAGGCTTCGATATCGTCGGTCGGGTCATATGTGGACTTGTCACGCTTGCTCCACTCCGTGCCGCCGGACTGCGTGATGTTGTTCGCCGCACTGCGGCCCATATCCACCTCAACCGGATCGAAGGCTTCACCGGTCATGGTGTATTTGCCCTTGAGCACGGCAGAAACGGCCTGCATCTCTTCGACCTGAGCAATGGCCAGCTCTTCGTCTCGCATGTTCTGCATGATGATGCGACGGCGGCGGTAAGCCGGGTCCGCCAGATTCTGCGGATCTTCATCCGGCAGGCGACGCAGGGTCATCTGCGGATTCACCTCATGCTTGGGCTTGACATATCCCGGTGTAAATTCAGAGGTGGAGCCGCCACGGGAGCGGATAACCTCACCGGAAACAATCGGCGAAACGTACAGCGCCATGTTTACCAGTCCCGGAATTTGTGAGAGATAGACTTTCTCCGTGGTGAAGGGATAGCTCTCACGGAAAAAGAGACGCAGAAACAGCGGATCAAACTTAAATTTCTGCTCATTTGCCGCCAGCAGTTGGGCGGTTGTGTACATCGACATAAAAAAATCCCGTAAAAAAAGCCGCACAGGCGGCCTTTAGTGATGAAGGGTAAAGTTAAACGATGCTGATTGCCGTTCCGGCAAACGCGGTCCGTTTTTTCGTCTCGTCGCTGGCAGCCTCCGGCCAGAGCACATCCTCATAACGGAACGTGCCGGACTTGTAGAACGTCAGTGTGGTGCTGGTCTGGTCAGCAGCAACTGCAAGAATGCCAACGGCAGCACCGTCGGTGGTGCCATCCCACGCAACCAGCTTACGGGTGGAGGTGTCCAGCATCAGCGGGGTCATTGCAGGCGCTTTCGCACTCAATACGCCGGGCGCGGTTGCGGTATGAGCCGGGTCACTGTTGCCCAGCGGCTGGTAATGGGTAAAGGTTTCTTTGCTCGTCATAAACATCCCTTACACTGGTGTGTTCAGCAAATCGTTAACGGCATCAGATGCCGGGTTACCTGCAGCCAGCGGCGCCGGTGCCCCCTGCATCAGACGATCCAGCGCAGTGTCACTGCGCGCCTGTGCACTCTGTGGTGCTGCGGCCAGAATACGGCGGGCCGTTTCCACGGTCATACCGGGGGTTTCGGCCAGCACGCATGCCTGTTCTTCGCGTCCGTGAGCCTCCTCACAGTTGAGGATCCCCATAATGCGACTGTTTTCTGCCGCAACCGCTGCGGTGATCTGCGCGTTCACGTCCGGCTGCGCAGCGCTGGCGTTCTCGCCCTCCGTCGCTTGCACCACGCCAGTAACGTCAGCCTGCGAAGCAGTGGCTGAAACAGTTGTTGATTGAGTCTCTTTGGTCATTCGCCCTCCTGAGAGACGGGATTTACGTGTATCCAGTGCATCACGCATGACGGTGATCGCATCGGTACTGTTAACAAGTTCATCAGCCAGTCCGGCATCAATGGCCTCCTGACCGCTGTACACTGCAGCCTCGGTATCCAGCACAGCCTGCACGGACAGGCCGGTATATGCCGACACCTTCTGTGCAAACATCCGGCGGGTTGCATCCATCCGGGACTGCAGTGTTTCCCGGACATCATCCGGTAGATGGCTGTAGGGGTTGCCATCCACCTTATGGCTGCCGCTGTAAATCAGCGTGATTTCCACGCCCTGTTTCTCCAGCGCAGCGCCGTAATTACTGTGAGCCATCATGACGCCGATGGAGCCTGTCCGGGCGGTCTGCGTGACCAGACGTCGGGAGGCGGCGCTGGCAAGCAACTGACCTGCACTGCAGTTCATGTCGTTGGCCAGCGCCCATACCGGCTTTATGTCACGCACACGGGCGATGATGTCAGCGCAGTCAAATGCCCCTGCCACCATCCCGCCTGGCGTATCCATATCGAGCAGAATGCCGGCCACCATCGGGTCGCTGGCAGCCTGTTGCAGACGGGCGATAATGCCGTTGTAACCGGTCATCCCCGAATACGGCTGCAGCGCCCGCGTCCGGCTGACCAGCGTGCCGGACACCGGCAGCACGGCGATGCCGTTCATGACCTGATAACTGCGGGCCTGTCGTGGTCCGTCATCATCACCGGATAACGCCAGCGTCGCGGGTGCCTCTCCGGCAGCCAGGCTGTCACCGGACACCGCATCCGTCAGGCGGCTGATCCCAAGCTGGCCAGCAAGCGCACAAAAGAAAACCCGCGCATAGGCGGGTTCAAGCATCAGCGGCTCATTAAAGGCCATGCTGGCAATATGCGGGAGATTACGCAGCTCTGCTGTCACTCTTCTCCTCCTCTGTTGATTGTCGCAGCCCGGATTCAAATGCCGCAGCCGCCCAGGCGGGCGGTTTAAGACCAGCTGCGCGGCGCTCCATCGTTTCACGGACCTGCTGGGCAAAAATTTCCTGATAGTCATCGCCGCGTTTTGCACACTCTTTCTCGTAGGTACTCAGCCCGGCTTCTATCAGCATCACCGCTTCCTGAACTTCTTTCAGACCATCGATGGCCATACGACCGGAGCCTATCCAGTCGCAGTTCCCCCAGGCACTGCGGGCTTCCTGAAAACTGAAGCGCGCTTTTGAAGGTAACATCACCACGCGGCGAACAATGGCCTCTTCCAGCCAGCACAGAAACATCTGGCTCGCCTGACGGGATGCGACGAATTTTCGCCGCCCCATAAAGTACGCCCACGACTCGTTCGCACTGGCCCGTGCCGTGGAGTAGCTCATCTGGGCGTAATTCCGGGAAAGCTGCTCATACGAGACACCCAGCCCGGCAGCGATATACCGCAACAGTGACTGCTCAAA